TACATTAGGGATTGCTACTTCACGAATTTTAACGTTTGACATACTACTATCCTCTTGGGAATTAACCACTTGGTAAATGAATTTAAGAAGAGCCACTAGGACTCTCCAAGGAGCCCGAAGGGCTCTAAGATAATTACGCACGTTTACGAAGCCTACGGCGCAATTCACGATCACACATTTTAGTAGCCCCAGACTTAGGCTTATTAAGGTAATTGATGTGACCTTGAATACTTATAACGAATGCACAGATAACAATTAATAACACCATACCTGATATAATAGACACGGCAAATAAACCCCAAGGGTCATTAAGAACTTCTAACATGATGATACCTCCGATGAGTCCCTAGGGATTCCTAAGGGACTTTAGTTATGATGTGTACCTACCAGTATACTGATAGATTCTAATGGATTCTACGGGGTTCTAAGGGGCTACCCTGAGGTCTCCCCGAGACCCCCTCACACTAGCAGGATTCTACAAGGACTCTAGGGATACCCAATAGAACCTCACAGGAGCCCAAAGGGCTCTAGTTACTACAGGGTGACCCAAGGGAATTACGGGGAGTACTGAGGGATCTGAGGGGGGTCTGAAGTATATACAGGGTACCTGATATCATGGGGTATTATCTATATGCTCCCTAAAGACCCTTACAGCTCTTACAGCTCTTACAGCCCTCACAGCCCCTAAAGATTCAATTCGGTACCTTATAGAGAGAGAGTATACGTAGGAAGATACAAGAGACGTAGATATGTATTGCTTAGGGTATGAAGGGGCCCTAGGATCTTATAGCACTTTATAGGCTATATTAAAAATATATAGATATCTATTTAGAGGATACCACCCCCTTCCCCCTTAAGGGTCTATGGGTAACATCCTCGACACGGCAAGAACCCTTAGAGAAAGAAACCTTAGGATAATATTCCTATGGTACCTCTCTCTCTGGTAACCTTAAAGGTTTAATAGAAGCTAGTAAAACTAGTTAAAGGTCTGGGAGGACTACCAATGGATAACAAGAAGAAGCTAGCGTTAGCTAAAGAAGCCCAAAGGCGTAAGAAGCTAGTAGAATATGAAGGGGACTTTGAACAGTTCTCTAAAGAACAAATAAAGATTTTAACTAAGGATAGTTCTAAAGGTTTTGTGCCCTTTGAGTTTAATGATGCTCAAAAGATTGTTAATGAAAAGATTGCAAAGCAGCTTAAAGAAACAGGCCGTGTCAGGGCTATAATCCTTAAGGGTCGTCAGATGGGCTTATCGACCTTTACGACTGCCAGAGTATTCTGGAAGTCCTACTTTAATGCATACAATAAATCAGTTGTTATGGCTCATGACTCAGCCACATCTGATTCCCTCTTTACCATGTCACGTAATACTATTGCTAACATGCCTGAAGAGTTTAGACCAGTTTTTAAGAAGTCCAATGCCAAAGAAATTATGTTCGAGCACAACGAATCGGGCTACAGATTATACACGGCAGGATCTCCTGAAGCTGGTCGAGGTACAACTCCAACCATTGCTCACCTCTCTGAGGTAGCCTTTTGGACCCATGATGAGAAGATCCTTGCAGGTCTCTTTCAGGGTATATCAGAAGCTGATGGTACTGAAGTTATACTAGAGTCTACCGCTAATGGTGTGGGTAACGAGTTCCATAGATTATGGAAAGGTGCTTGTGAAGGTGAGAATGATTACCTTCCTATATTCGTTCCCTGGTACTTGATGACGGAATACAGAAGAACAGTCCTTGAGCCCGAAGAGTTCCAAGAGACCCTTACAGATGAAGAAGTACAAATACAAGAATTACATGGTCTTGATTTGGAACAGCTTTACTGGAGGAGATTGAAGATCGCTGAGGGTGGGCTAAGTAAATTCCGACAAGAATATCCATTGACACCTGAAGAGGCTTTCCAAGTCTCTGGTGCTAATGTGTTTAACCTTGAGAAGCTACAGTCACTTGTGTCTTCTTCTATAATGAAGAGACAATCATTTAAGTTAGAATCATCAACCTTTGAGGATCACTCAGAGGGAAACTTAGAGATATTCCAATATCCCAAGTTTGATGATAACTTTGTTATTGGTGCTGACTGTGCCCTTGGGGTAGGCCAAGATTCCTCTGCTTGTGTTGTTATGAATACAAACAATGAGGTTGTGGCCCTGTACAGAAACAACAGAATAGATCCTACGCAATATGGAGACCTTCTGTTCTATCTGGGGAGATACTACAACAATGCCTTACTGGCTGTTGAATCTAATTCCTTAGGTATAGCCACATTGAATCGTCTTAAGCAGATGAAGTATGTGAACCTATACCATCAAACTAAAGTAGCTAACGTGTCAAACGAGGAAGGCACTCGTCTGGGTTGGAGAACAACTCAAGCTACTAAGCCAATGATTATTGGACATCTTAAGAATGCGATTGAAAATGACGACATCAATCTATCATCCCCACGAATCATCCAGGAATGTATGGATTACGTGGCTGATGCCAATGGTCGTACCAATGCTATTAGCGGTTCACATGATGATACCGTTATCGCAACAGCTATAGCCCTTGAGGTTTTACGGACCCACCGAGAACGTTTAGTTCAAAATAAGGTTGGCTTCCAGAATCAGCAGTTTTCTGAGGATGATACTGCTTGGCTATAACTGAAACAGTTTCCCCATTAGTCCTCCAGCTAACGCTGTGGTTTAGGGTGACATACGTGTTTCGGGAAAACAAGTTACAGGAACCTTACTAATTGATTGAATGATGGATTGTGTTAATCCACTATATATGAGGATATAAAATGAGAGACCCAGAAGGATATAAAGAAGTAGTAGACGATGATGAACTAATGAACATCATCAACTCAGAAGTAGCGCAATCACAAGGGAACTTTTTAGACTCTTCTGAACTTTCAGATGAGCGTGAGAAAGCAACTTATGAGTATGCCATGCAGGCAACAGGACACCTAACACCACAAGGTGTATCTAAAATTGTATCCTCAGATACCGTGGAAGCAATTGAGGGGTACTCTGCAGTACTTTCAGAACTCCTACTTAATAATAAAAAATTAGCAAAATTTATACCACATTCGCAAACAGCTGTGGATGTGCACCGAGCCCGTATGGCTTCAGATGTCACCAACTATTGTCTATTTAAAAAGAATAAAGGTTGGGAGATTATTAATACCTGGATGAAGGCAGCTCTTCTATGGAAGAATGCTGCAGTAGTTTGGGAGTACGTAGAAGACTACGAATATACATTTGAAGAGTACGAAGAGATCTCAGCAGAAGCATTAGATATGCTACTGGCAGATATGGAGGTTGAGGTAGTCGGTGACCTATTTATCAACGAAGGTGGTATGTACGAAGATGTACGTATCAAGCGTAAGTGTAATAAGAGTGGGATTAAGATTCGGAACATTGAGCCTGAGTCTTTCCTTATAAGCCAAGGAGCTTCCTCTATAGAAGACGCATCTTTCGTTGGACTTACAACTGAAATGACTCGATCTGAAATTCGTAAGCAATACCCAGAGCAAGCTGATACTATCGACTGGGATTCTACGGATGATCGCTACACTTTCATGCAAGCAATGGATACCGAAAAGGCAGCCCGAAGAACTTCTGTTGGACTTTCTAATACTTCTTATAGTACTAGTCATACAACAGAAGCTAACCAAGTAGCAAGTGTACTTGAGTGTTGGTTACGTGTTGACCGTGATGGTGATGGTATTTCTGAGCTTAAAAGATTTATAACAGTTGGTGATAATATCTTATTTGAAGAAGATGTAGATTATATCCCAATTGCAGAGCTGAAGCCTTTTGACATCCCGCATGAGTGGGCTGGTCTATCTATGGCTGATATGACTCGACCATCAACACTGGCATCTACTGCTATCTTACGTGGGTTTGTTGAGAATACTTACTTAACTAACTACTCACCTAAACTAGCAGACCCTAATGTTGTAGACTTCTCTGCTTTGCAGAATATGAAGCCAAAACAAATTGTACCTACTAATGGTAACCCTGCAGCAGCTGTTCAGAACATGCCGCCCGAAGCGTTATCATCAGGTACTGTGCCTCTGCTTGAGTTCTTGCAGAAGCATAAGGAACAAGCCAATGGTCTGTCTAAAGCAGCTCAAGGTTTAAACGATACTCTCTATGTGTCAGGAAACTCAGAACAGAAAGTATCGGCTGTACAGTCTGCAGCACAAACACGCATACAGCATATTGCAAGAAGATTTATGGAGACAGGTTTAGCTGCTCTCTGTGAAGGCGTGTATAAAACAATGCGTACAGAAATGCGTACTCAAACTATGAGTTACTACGACCGCAACGACTTCTACAAAACTATTGAGATCAAGGAACTCCCTGATAACATGATGTTACAAGTAGAGGCTGATGTTGGTGATGCTAGTAATCAGACTGTGTTAAAGAAAATGCAAATGATTGGCCAACAAGTTCTACCTGCACTAATGCAGGCTGGATACCAAGGGGCCATTGATCCCGTAGCACCCGCTACGATTGCTTTTAAAACCATTGAGGCACTAGGCGAAGATCCACTAGACTACATAGTAGACTACACTTCCGAAGAGTACAAGGGTTCCGCAATGGAAGGTAAGAAACAACAGCAACAGGCAGCTGAGAAGAAGAAAGCTTTGGAAGAGCAAAATCTTATGGTTAAGATGGCACTCGACCAAGCAAATGTCGATTACACTAATGTACAATCTCAGAATGCTATTCAAGATAACTTGAAACAACTTGTTGTTGCCTTGGATAAATCATATCAAGAATGGTCAAAATTAACTATTCAAGCTACTAAAGAAGGTCAACCAGTACCTGAGCAGCCTAACGTACAAGAAATGTACCAGACGGCTCAATCTTTAATCCGACAAACCATGACACCGCCGAAAGGTAATGGAAGTAACGGTAAACCCCAAGAGCCCCAAATGGAACAACAACTCACACCAGAGATGTTGCAGGCCATTACTCAACAGGGTGGTATGGTATGATATAGGAGGTGATCCTATTTATCGAGGGGCCCGAAAGGGCCCTTCAACTTAAGACACTAACCAGAGGAGATATAGTGGATAAGTATAAGAATGGGGCTAAGCGGAAGTTTAAGCCTAAGATGGACCAACAAACGGGGGAATATAAAACCAACCCCTTTATTGATTCTCAAGAATCTTTAACAAGAGCAATGTTTGCAAAGAAAGAAAGAGATGAGTTTTTTACTGAAGCTTACTCTGATATCCTTGTAGACTTATTTGTTCAATGGTTACAAACAGAACCACACTGTACCAAAGAGCGTGAGTATTTATTTCACGTAGCTATGGGTTTAGGTTCAGTTAAAGAACGTCTAATACAAGTAGAAACTTATGGATTCAACCAAGAGTTATTAGACCATAATAAATCTCAAGAAGGAGATAAATAGTGGATTACACAAAAGTAAGTGAAGTTAAACTACCAAAGTCACTAGAGAATGCAAAACGATCTCTAGCTGCAATTGTTGATGAGATGGCCATAGGCCCAGGTAAAGCAAGGTTCTTTGCAGAAGATCTTGTCAACGCATACAAATCTCTACAGATTTTAGAAGAGATTGAAAAAACCCGAGCGCCTAAGAAGAAGGCAGCAGTTAAACAGGACTAATACAGGATAATAAATTATGAGCAATGAAAACACTACAGCCTCTACCCAATCGGATGACGCTGGTTTTTACGCTGGTCAAGATGGTCAGTCTATTGATGACATTCCAGTTCCTATGGGACCAATGGGAGATCTTTTAGGTCTCACCGTACCCGAGGAGGAATCTCTACCAGAAGAAGATGAATCTGATCTTGACCCGGAAGATTCTGCAGAAGAAGATGATACACCCGATGAAGACGCTGCAGATGAAGACGATACCGATGATTATGAGGAAGACGCTGACGAAGATGAAGAGTATGAGGATGATGACGATGAGGATTCTACCCAAGATGACGATTTACCTTCCGAAGAGGAAGTTGACTGGGAGTATTCAGTACCCGTGAAAGTTGATGGGGAAATTGAATATGTTTCACTAGGTGAACTTCGTAAAGGTTTTGCTACTGATCAACACTTGTCTAAGAAGGGTAGAGAAGTTAGTGAACTTGAAAAGGGATTGAAAGAGGAATACTCTACCAAGACCAATGAAGTTATTGAACTTGGTGCTGCTTTAGCTACACAGTTACAACAAGAGGAAACTGTGCTATCTAAAGAGTATCATGATTTAGAATCTAAAATAGAAAAAGCCCGTGAAGATGGGGATACGTATGAGCTTAATGAGCTCAAGGATAAAAGAGAAACCGCACAGAAAAAATACTGGGAAGCTCGAAATAAAAGAGAAGGTATTGCAGGTGCTATTCAGAAACAGCAAGAAGAGGTATTACAATCTCAGGTAGATGAGTTAATGGCTAAGTTTGATGAGGATATCAAAGAACTAGTCCCTGACTTTGACTCTGAGGCTGTTAGACAGTTTGCTTTGGATGAGGGTATTCCTCAGGATTTCCTTGATATTATTATGGATGCTAACGTAGTTAAGTTTGTTGATGACTATCGAAAGTTAAAACAAAATGCTACTAAAGGTTCTGCTAAACGTAAAAAAGCCCCAAAAGCTAAAGGTGTACCTACTAAACGTAAGATGACTGCAAGTCAGCGTAAAGCAAGAGATGCAGATAAATTACGAGAGACAGTACTATCTGGAAACACGGATGAAAAAGCTGAATTAGAATTTCTTAAATCTTTAAGCAAGTTCCGCTAACATTAGATTTAACTTTTATATTATAAGGAAATTATAAAATGGCTGCAACAAATTTTACAACTAATGCCGTCGCCTCTCGCAAGTCCGAGAAGGAAGATTTGGCAAACTTTATCTCAATGGTTAGCCGAGATGAAACTCCATTTATGTCATCTATTGGCAAAACAAAAGCTAAAGGTATTTATCACGAGTGGCAAACTGATGAGCTACTAGCTCCAGGTTCTAACGCTGTTGCTGAAGGTTCTACTTTCTCAACTGTTGCTACTGGTCAAGCTGCAGGTGGTGACCGTGCTCGTCTAGGTAACTACACTCAAATCAACTCTAAAACTGTACAGGTTTCTGGTACTAAGCGTGCTGTAGACCAAGCAGGTGTTGCTGACGAATATGCTTATCAGCTAAAGAAAGTTGGTACTGAGCTTCGTAGAGATCTTGAGCTTGACCTAGTTCACGGCTTCAATGATTCAAACGGTACTGGTACTCGTACTATGGGTGGTTACCAAGCTTGGGTTAACGATAACGTAGTTAACGCTGGTGTTGCTGGTGCATACACTGCTCCAGGTACTCTAGGCGCTGGTACTGCTGGTACTATTGATCGTACCACTACAACTACTGATGATAACCTTGATGCTATTGAATTGTCTGACGTTGATGATATCATGCAAACAATTTATGAGCAAGGTGGTCGAGCTACTACTTTAATGACTTCTCCAAAGAACAAGCGTGAGTTGTCTTCTAAAGCACATGGCACTGGTCAAAATACTGTTCGTAACGTAGACGACACTGGTAAAATCCGTCAAAGCATCGAGCTATTCGATTCTGACTTCGGTGAAATCCGTATCGTACCTAACTACGTAATGGGTCTTGCACACAACACTGGAGCTGATGCTGCTACTAACAGTGCTGATTTCTGTGCTCTTGTATACGATCCCTCAGTATTTAAGATTGCTACTTTGCGTCCACTACAGGAAACTGAAGTTGGTCAACAAGGTGATAGCACTATTGGTCAAATCGTTGAGGAATGCACACTTCAAGTGAGCTCTCCTAAGTCTGCTGGTTTGATCGTAGGTCTAGGTGGTGCATAAGTTTTAATACTTATATACCCTTGGGGGGTCCTTGTGGCCCCCCTTCTTTTTATTTGGAGGAATAATGAGTAATAAAATAATTACAAACGAGAATGATGGTAAGATAAGGGCATCTCAAGATGTATCTAGTTATCTTGAGTTTGCAAAGCGTTCTCGTGATTCACAGGCAAGAGGTGGCGACGCATCTCACTATAGGTCTTTTGCTATCATACCCGATATCGTAGCAGTAGACATCCTGACTAAACATGGATTAAATCTACATGATTCTGAGTTTATGACAAACAAAGAAGATGTAGCTAAACTAAAAAGAATTATAAAATCAGAGTACCCCAATTTGTTAACATCTAACGTAACTAGGGGTTGAAGTTAAAATAAAGGAGACAATAAATGTCAACTCCACTATACGATGCCTTAGTTACAAAAGTTAGATCATGGGTTAACCGAGACTCTAATGTACTAACAGATGCGTTAGTTACTGACTTCTTAGATTATTCTGCTGACTTGTGTTACAGAAAATTAAGAATACCACCACTTGAATACACGTACACATACGCTACGGTAACAAGTTCAGGTGTGGGTGAAACTACCCTAACGCTCCCTACAGACCTATCAGAGATCATACAGATTCGTAAGATAGACGCTGAAGGTAACAGTTACGTATTTGATGAAAAGCTCTCACTGCTTTCTATGCAAGATGATGACTATCACCATTTACAAGAGTCTTATGCTCGTAAGGGTAATGCCGTAATATTTTACCCTGCAGCTCAACTAGGTGATGTTTACGAAATACATTACTATAGACGATTACCAGATTTAGATGCTAGGTACCTAGTAACTCAAGCAAACATAGACTCAGGTCTTGCTGCTGTCTCAACAATAGATGCTGAAGATTCTGTAGAGTTTCCTGCTTCTAGTGGTAATTACTATGTTGGGTCTGAAGTGCCTAACTGGTTAAGAGATAGTAACGAAAGGGTTTTACTCTTTGGTGCGGTAGCACATGCATTTGATTATGTAGGTGAAGATGAAAGATCAGCTAAGTATGCTGCTCAACAACTTCAAGGAATACAAGAGTTAAATCAAGAAGAAATACAAAGGAAAGCAAGGGGTGGTTCTCATATACAGACTTACTCTAACACTGCCCAACTTTAAGGAGATGGAAAATGGCTATTGAATACACGCCACAAGACTCATCCCCACCAGTAACAGCTATAGATTACGATCCCCAGAATACTTCTGGTTTAGTATCTGATCCTGCTGAAGGTGGGAGCTTTAGTGCTTCTAATGAAGCAGAGCTTGCAGGTGCTCAGTCTTTTGCTGCAAAAGCTAAAGAAGCTCAAAATGCTGCAGAACAATCTGAGACTAATGCTTCAACTTCAGAAACTAATGCAGCTACTTCAGCAGCTAACGCACTAGCATCTGAGACTAATGCAGCTACTTCAGCAGCTAATGCTTTAACCTCAGAAATTAACGCCGCAAATTCAGCATCTAATGCATTAGCATCCGCAACTGCAGCACAAAACTTAGAAGTTACATCAGCATCTTTTGACACTGCCGATGGCACGTTAACACTTACTAAAAGTAATAGCGATACAGTTACTACAGACCTCGATGGTCGATACCTAACTACGCATCAAGACATCACAGGTAAAGCAGACTTATCAGGTGCTACGTTTACTGGCGATGTATTATTCAACGATGGTGTAAAAGCTAAGTTTGGTACAGACAGTGACTTGTTAATTT